GGATGCCGGCGGTGGCATAGTAGACAGCGGCCCTCCTGTCATCCCGCTATGGGTCGATTCGGACGTGTGCGGGTCCGCATTCGCCCGAGCAACTGCCCTCGGTTGCCGCCTTCGAAAGCCAGACAGCGGCACTTGGACCGAGGCGTGTAGGGTTGGACGCAAGCACGGCCTGGTCGTTTTAAAGGCCAAATGCGCCTCGGAATCGACCAATTTGGAGGCGCTCTCGAAGTGCCTAGATTGCCTAGGTGCACCGTGATCCGCGCGCTTTTCGCTGTCGCGATTGCCGTGGCTGCAGCGGTTCCGGACTGCACTGTAGTGCCGGTACCCAACGACCCCTCGGACGCTTCCCTGTTCCCTCACCCTGAGTATGTCGACAGGGAGTGCTCAGTCCCTCACGCTCCAGGCTCCACGTTTCCCCCGTGCTGCGAAGCGTGCACGAGGCTCGGGCAGTTGGGATGCGAACATTGGGGCGAGGGGCAGCGGAGCTACAAGCAAGGTGAGTGCGGAGTTCAATGCAACGCCACCATGCCGACCGGTGTGTGGGCTGCTGAGGTTGCCAACGCGACGACGCCCGCCGATGTCGAGTGGATTCTAACCAGGTATGTGCCTGGCTACGTTTGCAAAAACGAAGGCGACCCGTGAAGCGATTAGCTACCGCCGCATCGATTGCCGTTGCCGTTCTGTTCTCTAGAGCGGCCAAACTGGAAACGCTCCACGAGGGAAGGAGAGCACACGTCTACGACGACAGGGATGGCAGTCCTATCCGACACGGAATCAGAACAGACGGACAACCGTGCAAAGGCCATCCAACCGTAGGAATCGGATGCAATCTAGACCGAGGTACCGCACGCGCATCACTGTCGGCTGTAGGTGCTGACTACGATGCTGTTCGGTCTGGAGACGCGGACCTTACCGAAACTCAGATCGATAGGATATTCAATGTCGATCTGGAGCTGGCAATCATCGAGGCTAGTCGATCGGTTCCAGAGTTCACGGATCTGCCGGAAGTAGTGCAGTTAGTACTGGTTGACATGGTGTTCAACATGGGATCCATTGGGTTCCCACGAATGCTTGAAGCAGTTCGCGCACACGACTGGCACAGGATGATCGTGGAGATGTTGGACTCCAAGTGGGCTAGAGAAGATGTGCCCACTAGAGCGAAACACGACGTAGAGATGCTAAGAGCTCAGCTAGGAATAGCCGAGCATGCGCAAGATCTGGACGATGAGGAACGCGCGAACGTTCTGGCGCTGGTTGCGGTTGTCACCGACGAATCATTACGCGACACGCTAGCACCACATTCGGAGGCGTGATTGCGGCCGAAGTGTCCGTTGCATCCGGGTAGGAGAGTAGCGCGGCGCAACAATGCGTTCTATTGCCTTGTATGCAACGCGCTACTCCCGCACTCTGTGTCAACGACGGACTCTACCCCTAGCATTCAGCCGGACGCGATTACCGAGCCTACCACTCCGCGCCGCCCACCTGACAAGGTTCCTGTTGAATGCCCGAACTGCAAGGGCGATGGTTCGATTACCGCTGGTAGCGATCCTGTTGTTACACTCACGTGCCAGGTTTGCCATGGCGATGGTGTAACAACAGCCGCTGACATGGCCAGATGGGATCGAATCCGGTCAAGACGTTAGATGCGTCGATACTCTACAGCCTGTCGACTCATCACAGAGCATTCGGCGCACATGTAGTGCCCGTCGGTGTCACAATGTCCGTTCCCTGGCAACCCTGGAACGAACTCATCGCATGGGTACTCAGGGTCTCGGACGCCAGGCTGACCCATCATCGAACGCCCGTTCACTGACGCAATAAGGTATTGCCATTCTATCGGAAGTGACTTCCACCATGTCTTCATCTGGCCATCCTTCATATTAGGTAGAATAGCTCGAAACGTAGTGTGGCCAATGCTTGCGAGTGAGCATGCTCATCGCATACCTCTTTCCGCTTTCCACTGGCCACTTTACTCATCGTCGTCTTCTCCCTCGTCAGCAATGTCGTACTCGCAAACCGTTTGCGAATAGCCTGGCCAGTTGTCGCTACGTCGGCATCCTTCAAGAAGCTCGTGCCACGCCACGCACATCATCCTTCCTTTGCGGATGGCTCGGTCTGTGTACCGGTGAACCGTGGTCACGAATGGCGGATCTACTTCGGCTGCTATCAAATACGTTGATGCGTTCTCGTACTCTGGAAAGTTCGCGCTTGTGTTCTCGAGATAGAACGCCATCTGTGCATGGTAGTACAGCTTCCGCCCGTGCCATTGAAAGTTCCGTGGGTGCGCGTCGCTTGTCGTCTTGAGATCCACAATGCGACCCGGACCTAGGACGTCGATGCGCGACCTTGCTGGAGTCCCCCGAAACGTGAAGTCTAGCTCGCGCTCCGTTTCGCCTATCAGCAAGTCGGTGCATGGTCGGATCTTTCCGTCGATGACCACAGTCATCCTGGCCAGGTTCTCACGGATGCCGGCCGCTACCGCGCTCGCTCGCGTGAACTCCTTGATGACGACTGTGAGTTTACCATCGTTCTGTTCGGCGAACTCCGCCCATGCGTTACCCCTGCGCTCGCCGTTGTAAACAGCGTATGATCCACCGAGTACGAGCGCATGCACCAGACTACCGAAGCGCATCGGATCGGTCTGTTTCGAAGGATTGTTCACGTTGTAGAGGTAGTGCGCCGCACTGTCTGACATGTGCTTCAGACTCGAAAAGTGCAGCCGTCCGTCTTCATTTAGATATCGCAATTTCAATCTCATCTTCCTTGATTGGTACGTCGGTTCGCAGTGATACGATGTGCTTCCAGAATTCAAAATCCTTCCACCCTGTCAGCACTAGCTTGTGGTCACGTGCTTTGATGCTTAGCTCCTTCGCGGGGCACTCTTGGCACGCAATGAGTGCATCATTGAACGTACCGAATCGTTCGAGTATGCGAACAGCTGTCGCGTGTCCGACTCCCATGATTCCCGGAACGCCATCCGTAGAGTCGCCCACCATCGCCAGGTAGTCCGTTACTTGATGCGGCCACACTCCCAAGAACGAGTGGACCCCCTCTAGGTCGTAGGTCGTCTTTTTCTTCGGAGCGTACACGCTCGTGTTTGGGTTAACGAGCGCCATCAGATCCTTGTCTGATGTGATGATAATGATCGTTTCAGCTCCGATTCGTGCGTGCACGGTGGCCGCTATGTCGTCCGCCTCGAACCCGGGTCGGGACAGAACGCAATGACCAGACCGCTTGCGTAGCTGGTCTATTGCAGCTTGGTACTCTGCAACTAGCTCACTCGGCCAAGGAGGCCGTTTGGACTTGTACCCGGGCCATGCAGCCTTCCTCCACGTTGGATAGCCTGGCACGTCGCAACACACGAACACGATCGAATTCGTTCCGTATAGTATCCTATCTAGCGTACATACCGTTCCGTTAGCTACGGCGGCGGTAGGTACGTTAGGTCCTATTGACAGTAGCGCGAACCAGTACGGAACCAGAACGGAAGACAGGTCTACTATCGCAACCGGTCTCACGTGTCGTTCTCCTGTGTCGGAGGGGCGGCCGATTCGTCGATGTCTCCACTGATCTGTTCGCCTTCTGTGAACGGAACTCCACGAACGCGAATGCAGTCCACTACAGTTTTATTCATCTCTGTAGTTGTTGGATACAGCACGATTGTCCTACCGACCCATGCGTCGGCATCGCTTCCGAACATGCTCGCCAGCGTTCTACAATTCGTTTTATTGCACGCTAGCGGTAGCTTCTTTCCTTTGAAGTACAGCAGTAGCTTGGAGCTTTTCTTCCCTTTCACTCCGGTAACGTATCCGCCTGTAACGCGAACGATCGTAACAGGGCAATCTCTACCTTTGAGATGGTATGCGTACAGAAAGTCGCAATCGAAGTACAACATGTAATGAGCCATGGCCCTCCTTTAAAGGTGGCGCGCCTCACACGTTGGTACCTCACAGACATGGCTCGTGTCAATCTGCACCGTGCGTATTGACACAGGTCGGTGCGGGCGGGTAGAAGTGACTCACCGATGGGCAGACAAGAGGCCATGCACCGCCTACAGGAGTGCATTGCAAAGGGCCAAGGCATCACACGATGGTGTGAGCGCTGGCGCATAGATCGCAGTGTCACGAGTCGCGTGCTTAGTAGTGAGCGGTATCGTGTTTCGGTGGACTGGGCCATATCCGTAGAAAGGGCCACCGGCATCCCGGTTCAGCTATGGGGATCCGACGATGGCTAACCCGATATCGTGGGATCTGACACGCGCGGTGTGCACCGCATGCGATGCGCATTCGCCGCTTACGACAAGAAAAGGCGCTGGCTCGATTCGAACAGGCCTTGCGAATGGCCGAGTCTTGCAACGACACGGCCGCTCCAAAAGTCCGTCGATAGATTCGACTAACGATCAACAAGATGAAAGCACCACTGGGTCGCGTGATTACCAATGAGCTATGAAGCATTCATTGCGCGCAAAGCGCTATCGGCCTCACCAGTAGGAATCGACGATCCGCCGCCTCTGGCTCCTACGCTCAAGGAGCATCAATCGCTTCTGACAAGGTGGGCGTTGCGTAGAGGTAGGGCTGCCATATTCGCAGACACTGGACTCGGCAAAGGTTGGATGATTCTTGAGTGGTGTAGAGTGGTAGCCGAGTGGCGCAACGGTCCGGTCCTAATCCTTGCCCCTCTCGCAGTGTCTCAGCAATTCGTGAGGGAAGCTGCGAAGCTGGCCACCAAGGTAACTATCGTAACAGAACAGAGTCACGTGGATGGGCCAGGTGTCTACGTTACGAACTACGCCAAGCTTCATCGGTTCGACTTGAGTCAGTTCGTTGGAGTTGCATTGGATGAGTCTTCGATTCTGAAGTCACTGGACGGATCCGTAAGAAGAGCGCTCATTGACCAGTGCTCTTCTGTCCCGTTCCGTCTGTCCGCATCCGCCACCCCATCCCCGAATGACCACACGGAGCTAGGAGGCCAATCTGAGTTCCTTGGATTGTTGCGGCATTCCGAGATGCTGTCAACATTCTTCATTCATGACGGAGGGAGCACGGCGGACTGGAGAATAAAGGGCCATGCGGAGGATGCGTTTTGGAAGTGGGTATGTTCGTGGGGAGCAATCGTAAAGTACCCATCGGACATCGGATGCTCAGATGACGGGTACATTCTACCAGCGCTACACTACCACGAGCATTGCATACCGGCCACTGAAGAGGATGCCAGATCGGCGGGAAAGCTGTTTGCTGATCCAGCCGAAACCATGATCGAACAACGGCGAGTACGCAAGGCTACCATCGGTGTTCGGGTAGCTAAGGCCGCTGAGATTGCTAACGGTTGCTCAGGTCAAGCCATAGTTTGGTGCGACCTGAACGATGAAAGCAAACAGCTTCATCGAGCAATCCGGAACTCTGTAGAGGTATGCGGATCGATGACGGACACCGAGAAGGAATACGCCATCGAGTCATTCATCAGCGGACGTTCCAAGGTGTTCATTGGAAAGCCGTCGATGTGCGGACACGGCCTGAACCTACAGTTTGCGCGCACCATCGTATATTGCGGAGTGTCTCACTCATGGGAACAGTTCTATCAGTCATCGCGCCGATCGTGGAGATTCGGAGTGCAAGGCGAGGTCGATGCCCATATCGTAACCTCAGCCCTCGAAGGTAACGTGCTTGCCAATCTGAAAGACAAGCAAGCGAAGGCTGACAGGCTTGTGGCAGAAACGCGACATCATGTGTCTTCGTTCGTGCGCGGGTCGGTAACCGCCGGCAAGCGCGAAACAGACGAGTATAGACCGCTGGCGCGAATGACCGTTCCAGCATGGTGCTACAACGAAAGGACCCGGACAATATGACTGCACGAAGAGATGCTGTTCTAGACATGTGCATGGCACTGGAGCGATTAATTCACCTAGGGCAACCGTTCCCTTCGAATGCCGGCAAACTGATCAACGACTCGATCATGAGCCTAGCATTCGCGATACCATTGGCAGTAGAGGCGACACTGACCGAAGATGCTCCGGAAGGACAACGCGGACCCGAAGTATACACAGAGTCAGACCTCGTCGCCGATGAGCTTCACTCGATAGCTGGCTCGGCTGAGCGCGAAGAACAGACGGTAGAAGACACGATTGACAGTATTCGTAAGATCGTTCAGCGCTACGAAGACACTAAGTCGGACACGATTCCCTCATTAGAAAGCGTTGACCCTGAATGAACGTACTAGACCAGCGCGACGGAAAGAACTGGACTATCTATAACGCTGACGTGTGCGACGCTATCGCCGGCATCCCTGACGAGAGCATAGATGTGTCCGTGTTCTCGCCACCATTCGCTAGCCTGTACACGTATAGCGCTTCGGATCGCGACATGGGCAATTGCTCGAACGGGGCCGAGTTCTCGGAACATCTCCGCTTCTTGATGCCGCACATGGCTCGAGTCATGCGGCCGGGCCGAAACATATGTGTGCATTGCATGGATCTCCCAACGCTCAAGTATCGCGACGGGCAGATTGGGCTCATCGACTTTCCTGGTGACATCATCCGAGCGGCTACGGAGGCTGGTCTTATCTGGCACTCACGGGTGATCATCTGGAAGGACCCGGTGACAGCAATGCAGAGAACGAAGGCATTGGGCCTGCTGCACAAGCAGGTACGCAAAGACTCATGCATGTCGCGACAAGGGATCCCTGACTACGTTCTGGTCTTTCGCAAGCCTGGAACCAATCCTAGTCCGGTGGCGCATTCTATGACAGAGTTCCCGATCTCACTGTGGCAACAGTGGGCATCTCCGGTTTGGCAAGATGTAGAGTGGTCTACTGACCACAAGATCGAATTCCCACCAGACCTTTGGGCAAAGTGGCACGCTCTTGTGTGGCCCGACATCGATCCATCTGACACTCTGCAAGCCAGATCTGCTCGTGAAGATGCGGACGAAAAGCACGTGTGCCCGCTACAGCTTGACGTGATTCGCCGGTGTCTGAACCTTTGGAGCAACAAGGACGATGTTGTTCTATCTCCGTTCGCGGGAATCGGTTCGGAAGGGTACGTTGCTCTAGAGGAAGGTCGCAAGTTCATTGGTTTCGAACTGAAGCGATCCTACTTTGAACAGGCGGCTAAGAACCTCGCCACCGTCGAGCCTAACGCCAAAGGCAAACAGATGTCACTACTTGACATGTTGCGCGTCAAACGAGACCCGAACCCATACCCGGTGGCTGCACCATCAGAAGAGGAAGCCGTATGACGTGCAAACGGAACGACTTCGAGCGCGTAAGGGACCGTGTCGAGATGGTGAGAATGTTCGACGAGCTACCGCGCGAACACGCTCATATGGTGATGTGCTGGATCCGTAGGGTGCTGGAGCACGCGAATAGCCTTGACCCAAAACCAGACATCGCTGAGCCTGCAATCGCCATGACGTGCCACGATACGCGCGAACCGGCGAAATATGACGCGATAATGAAAGCATATAACCTGCTAGCTGACTTGTGTGCGGACCTGTCGGATCCATCCGACGTAGAGGCAATCAAGAAGCTTATCGGGCTGGAGCCAAAATGAGCATCGATGACACTAGCATTGTCATTGGCCCGATGACAGTAGCTGAGGCGATTGACGTGTTGCGGAAGATGCCTCGCGACGCTCACATATACACAGACAGCAACGATCCGATTGTAGGCATCGAAGCAATGCCAGGTAGAGCTGGAGGAGCCTTCGTTGTGATGCTCACTGCTGTCATATCAAGGAGCGCCGCAAGCATTCCAGTAGCGTTGGCCGCTGGCATCGTAGCCTTTCGCAACCGCGTGTCATGCTCCACCTCTACCCGTACCAAGCCGAAGGAATAGAGCGCATTCGCGTTCTGTTGCGTGGCGGGATCAAGCGCGTACTGATGGTGTTGCCTACCGGAGGCGGTAAGACGGTTGTTGCCTCCGCCATCATCGTGTCAGCTATCACCAAAGGTTCTCGCGTTCTATTCGTGGCACACCGTCGCGAACTCATCATTCAGGCGGTGTGCAAGCTCGTACGTGGCGGAGTGGACGTGCGATCCGTAAGCGTAATGATGCCTGACAGGCATCTACGTGGAGCGCCTCCAGTATCCACAGAATGGGTCACCGACGATGATATCTGGCGACTTGCTAGGTTCAGGCCCGATGCACCGGTTTGCATTGCGTCGATTCAGACCCTAGCGCGACGGTCTCTTCCTACTGCCGACATCATCTTTATCGATGAAGCCCATCGAGCGTGTTCAAAGTCCTACATGAAACTGCTTGAGCACTACTCAGGCAAGACTCACGTTGGACTTACCGCAACACCGTGGCGCTCCGATCGGAAAGGACTCAACGAGTACTATCAAGACATCGTAGTAGTCCGCACTCCGCTAGAGTTAATGAAGGACGGGTATATCCTAGAGCCTAGAGTGTTCGCGATCCCACGCGAAGATCTGGCTGACCTAGGCCGCGTCCGCGTGGTCGGAGGTGACTACGATGAGACTCAACTAGCTATCGCCATGGATGTAGACACGCTTGTCGGTGACATCGTGGACCATTGGCGCAAACGAGCGAACGGCGTTAGAACTGTCGCTTTCGCGTGTTCCGTGAAGCATAGTCAACATATCGTTCAACGGTTCTGTGATGCCGGATTCAGGTTCGTTCATCTGGATGGGAACAGCACCATCCAAGAGCGTTCGCGCATTCTGAAGATGCTTGAGTCGCACGAGATCGACGGGGTGAGCAACTGTGCCCTGTTCACCGAAGGATGGGACTCACCCCAAACTGGATGCGCCATTCTTGCTAGGCCAACGCTGTCTGAATCTCTGTGCATGCAGCAGGTAGGCCGCGTGCTTCGCTCGTGTCCGGGTAAGCCGATGCCAGTCATTTTGGACCATGCCGGATGTCTGCTAGAGCACGGGTTGCCTCAAGAGGACAGGACATATTCACTTGACCCTCCAGAACCACGTGGAGCGATGGCGCACAAGTCATGTCCACAGTGTCTAGCTTTGCTCGTCTCATTCGTTCAAGTCTGCCCTGTTTGCGGTCACTGTTTCACGACTGAATCGAAGACGGACGACGATCCGGTTGACAAGACGATTGAGCGCGCTGGCGAGCTTATAGAAGTTCGACCGGCCACCACTGACGAAAAGCGCGCTGTATGGGATTCGTTGTGCAAGGCCGCAACAGACAAGGGATACGGCGTAGGGTGGGCTCGAAAGAAGTACAAGGCACGGTTCGGAACGTTTCCGCCTAACTCATTCGGAGTCCCAAAAGTCGACTACTCGCACGTGAGCTTTGAGGACAAGGCTCTAGATTGGGCCCGCATCACTTCTATCGGAATCAGCAAAGGGTACAAGCCCGGATGGGCTTACGTTGTGTACTCAAAGAAGTACGGAGAGGATCCGCCGCTATGACGATTCGTGAATTCAAAACGCCACCAGGTACGCAAGTTCCTTGGAAGGTAGTGTATCGCAAACGAAAGAAGGGCATCGTGATGGCCGATACTTGGTACATGGCTCGCGAGGAAGCTTACAGGACCGGACTGCTTAGCGTTACCGGCACAGAAGAACAGCACCTGCTCATAGAGCTGACCACATGAAAGAAGCACCATTCACCAATGCTCTAGCTATAGCTATTGGGCAACGAAGCGACCTGAAGATCTGGCGGCAAAACGTAGGTGACATCAAGGTGCGTGACAACAGAGGTAGGGTCAATCGCATCTTTCACGCGGGCCCACCTCCAGGGGTAGCAGACCTCACCGGGTATGTAATTCCCGAGGGGTGGCGACTAGAGATTGAAACCAAGGGCCAAGCCACGGTACATAGTAAGGTCCAAATCTCGTTTGCTCGTAGTGTCATCAGATCTGGAGTGGTGTATGTTCGAACTCGATACGATGAACGAGTGAGCATGGATCATAATGTCCAAAGAGCAATATCTATGATCGAAACAGCGATATCGTACCGTCGTAGGAGCGGACGATCTCGGTTCGTTATGTGGCCGTTGCTACGCTCTAAACGAGCCCTAAGCCACTAAGGTGCATCGGTGTCATCAGTGATACATCTACACGCTGTTGTAAATCCTGGTGGCATCTTACCCAACGACGGACGGCTAGAGATTCGTGTTGATGCTGGCGAGCTACCACGAATGATCGGTGATGCGTTGTCTGTGCTTGCTACCGACCAGAACCTATTCCAGAGCGGAGGAGATCTTGTGTGCGTGTGCTCTGACCCGGATCGCGTAGGAACGCGAGGCGTTCCACGCATTCGCAAGATGTCTGAGGCGTCAACCACCAAACGATTAGCCGAATTGGCTAGATGGGTTAAGTGGAGAAGAGGTACCGGAGATGATCCTGGCGAATGGGTAGGTACATATCCCGATCCGCATACCGTGAAGGCTATCGTAGATCAGACTTCGTGCGGATCATGGCCGACGATCCGTCCGTTGCGCGGAATCACGGAGATCCCCACTCTTACACCTAGCGGTAGAATCGTGTCATCAGAGGGGTACGACGAAGAGATTGCGATGACTCTCATCCCGTCGATTGACGTTCCGCCAGTGCCAACGATCTCAACGAAGGCCGACGCCGAGAATGCTCTTAGGTTTCTGTGGATCGAACTATTCTGCGATTACCCGTACGTTGGATTGGGCGAGTCCGACCCTGAGGACACAGATAGGCTTGCGCGGTACGAGCATGCCAGAACGGTTCCGGATGCATTCAT